GACTTATCCAACTATCACCCCATTTCAAGCGCGAAGAATTTGCTTGCCCCTGCGGAGATTGTCGCCCCAGTACCGACCCCACGGTGGACGCCACCCTCATAGAATTGTTAGAGGATGTTCGCGTGTATTTCGACAAACCCATCACTGTGACGAGCGGCTTTAGATGCTGGAGACACAACACAAAGATTGGCGGCAAACCGGCGAGCCAGCATTTGGCAGGTCGTGCCGCAGATATCATCGTTCGCTCGCATTCGAGTAACGAAGTATTCGATTACTTAAATAAAAAATTCCCCGACAACTTCGGTTTTGGCTCGTACGCCACGTTCACCCATGTAGACAGCCGGTTAGTTAAAGCGAGATGGTAGTGGACCAATGGCACGGAGGGTGTAAACCCCCGAAGAAGGGCACGTGCAAATAGTAAACCGAAATAGACTAGCACGTAGCACTAAGACCTCAGCTGGATACGACCTCTGCGCTGATCTCGACGACCCTACTGTTCTAGAGCCTGGTGATGTCGCGCTTATCCCTACGGGCGTAGCGCTAAGACTAGGCGGCGAAGATGTCATAGGTAAGATCTATGCGCGAAGTGAATTGGCAACGTTGAATGGAATATGTTTATCGAATGGCGTGGGGATTATAGAGAGTAGTTATGAGGAAGAGATATTCGTGGGACTGGTTAACACCGGAACTGAACCATTTATATTAGAGCCGATGACACCTATAGCACAGCTCTTGTTCGAGAGGGTCATATACCCTAATTTCGAGGAAGTGTCGGGGTTCAGTGAATACGAGTACGGAGAAGAACCGACCCGCGGTTCTGGACGATTACATTAAGGATGATGACATGGAAGTTGATGAGTGGCTTGAACGCTACGTTTGGTTCCTAGAACTAAGCCCTGCGCGCAGAGCATGGGTAGCGAAACTAGTAGAAGAGATAACCCCTGAAATATTTGTAGGGATGAAAGGGATTCAACAGGCCCTGAAGGACCAGGACTTTGCACTATTAGCGGAGCTTATAATAGCTTACGAAGAAGTGAGCGAAGAACTGGTATCGGAGGTAAGTGTTGATGATGAAGGGTTTGAAGGTTGATCCGTGGTGGAATCGACCGAAACGTTAACAGCCGCAGAGCTAAGCACTAAGCGCTTAGACGAGGGCTAAAGTGAAAGCGGCGGACCGGACCAAAGCACGTAAAGGATTACCTTATTTTATCAGGGATAGAGAAGAGATGGCTGAGAAGGACGAAGTGCAACGCGCCAAGATCGGGGCACAAGGCGTGATGAAGTCGCCGGAGGAAATACAGCAGTTGCTTATTGACCTTCAGTGCGATCCGATTGCGCGAATGGCGGCTATAGCCGAAAGAGCAGAAAAGGCAGGTGAGCTGAACACAGCGGCGAACCTATATAAAGAATTAGCACAGTACGCAGCGCCTAAACGCAAAGCGGCTGAACCGAAGGTGATTAAGGATAAGAACCTGACGATAATGAGCGAGGAGGAACTATTGGCTGAGATAGCTCGCTTGGAGTCGATCTGATGCCGGAGGTAATGGAATCACTTCTAGCACGGGTACGAGCACTCAAGGAATTAGAGTCTCGGAAAAAGGAATCTCAATACACGTACGTTGCTTATGAGAAACAGCAGGACTTTCATAGCATAGGGATCGAGTACGCTGAGAGATGCCTGATGGCAGGGAATCAGACAGGCAAAACATATAGCGGGGCCATGGAATGTTACTTCCACTTGAGTGGTAATTACCCCGAGTGGTGGAGAGGGCTTGTATTTACGAAGGCGCCAGTTATATGGGTTGGTGGAGACACCGGTGAGACGATAAGGGATACGACTCAGCGTTTGTTGCTTGATAGACCAGGGAAGTTGCAAGAGGACGGTTACGTGGGGATCCTCCCCAAGAGAATAATCGTCGGGGATCCTAAGCCTGCGCTTGGGACCCCCAACCTATTTGATCACGTCAAGATAAGACATGTGAGCGGTGATGTTAGCTACTGTTACTTTAAAGCCTATGCGAAAGGGCGACAAAAGTGGCAGGGTGAAACCATCGATCTAGTCTGGTTTGACGAGGAACCACCCGAGGATTTATACGCGGAAGGTCTGACAAGGACGAACCGTGGACAAAACGGACAAAGGGCTGTACTGACGTTCACGCCGCTACTCGGTATGAGTAACGTGGTGGCTAAATTTCTACAGAACCCTTCCCCCGCACAGAAGGTCATCAGGATGACTATCGAGGATGTGGGGCACTACACAGAAGCGGAGCGGACATCGATCATAGCTTCGTACTTAGAGCATGAACGCGAAGCTCGAGCTAAAGGGGTCCCTATCATGGGGTCGGGCCGTGTATTCCCGATAACCGAGGCTTCTATAATCGAAGAGCCCCTACAGTTAAAGGACTTACCTGGATGGTGGAAAAGCATAGCCGGGATTGATTTCGGTTGGCAACATCCATCCGCCGCGGTGATGATTTTATACGACCCTGAGAATGACGTCGTTCACATCCACGCTTGCCATAGAGAAAAGAACGCTACCCCGATTATGTTCGCCGGTGGAGTTCGCACGTGGGGAGAAAAGATACCGTATTCGTGGCCCCATGATGGGCTACAGCACGATAAGGGTTCAGGTAAAACGCTAGCCGAGCAGTATAAAGAATCAGGGCTCAATATGCTTAACCAACGCGCTTCGTTCGAAGACGGGAGTTATGGGGTTGAGGCAGGGCTCATGGATATGTTGGATAGGATGCAGACGGGGAGATTGAAGGTTTCTCGGATGCTAGCCGATTGGTGGGAGGAATTCCGGATCTACCATCGACGCAATGGAGTTGTGGTTAAAGAACGAGATGATCTCATGGCGGCAACACGCTACGGGATCATGATGCTTCGCTATGCGAGGCCCATAGTCGATCCGATCAAACGGTATCCGACTACACCTAAAATAATTGCCGATACAGAGGTTGGTTACTGATGCACGAAGAGAAAGAGAAGAAACAAGACGTAGACGAAGATCGCTTACAGATGTTGGGTTTTAGTTTAGCGCGATTGGCTCAGGAACAAGTTGGTATACGCCAGATTGTTGAGGACCGTTGGCTGGAAGATCTAGAACGCTATATGGGTAAATACGACGCGGCTACAGCGGCTAGATTAACGGCTACCGGCGGTAGTAAAGCGTTCGTTAACTTAACTAGGGCTAAAGCATCGGTTGCAGAAGCTCGATTGTCTGACATGCTGTTTCCGTCCGACGATAAGAACTGGGGGATTCAGCCTACGCCGGTGCCAATGCTGGCTAAAATGGCGCGAGACTCAAACCAAGCGATGAATAATTACGGCGAGGGGATGACCGACGATGGCGGCGCTCCGGTGAGTAACATGGACTTGGCTAACCAATCTATACAGGATAGTTTAGAGCGCAGTCGCGCTATGGAAAAAGAGATTAACGACCAACTCGTAGAAGCTCGCTACCACTCGATAATGCGCGACGTCATACATGACGCTTGTATTTTCGGTACCGGCATTGTGAAGGCCCCGATCGTATTGGCTAGGCAACGTAAGAGTTGGCAGAATATGGGAGAGGGCGTTCATCAGATGGAGATGATCGACGAGTTCCGCCCCGGTGTGGAGAAGGTTAACGTTTGGGATTTCTTTCCTGACATGGCGGCTACACACGTTGACGATGCGAATTTCATATTCGAACGTAGATACGTGTCGAAGAAACAGCTCGTAGATCTAGCGGGTAACCCTGGTTATTTTCCTGAGCAGATCCGTAGAGTCATTAAAGAGTCCCCGAAAGATATTAGCGGCGGTGGTGAGACCCACGTAGCCCGTCTTAGAGAGCTGTCCGGACTATCTACCGACCTAACGCAAGGTCGATTTGAAATGTGGGAGTATCACGGGCCGTTAGATAAAGACGATATGGCTTGCTGTGGCTTCGAGATGGAAGAGCAAGACGAGTTGAATGTAGGGGAAACGGTCGTTACATTCGTTAATAACATAGTGATTAAAGCAGATCTAAACCCACTGGAGACGCGCGATCGTCCGTACTCGGTTTTTAATTACGAGTCGGATGACACTAGTATGTTTGGTTTTGGGTTACCGCACCTAGTTCT